ACGATCGCAGCCTTGATGAACGGGACGTCTTCAATCGTCGAGCCGTCCCATGCCTCCAGTCCGTCGACGAGCCGCTTCTGCCAGTCGCCGCGCGTCAAGGTGCGAGCGATCTCCTGATCCGACGGGCACGGGTAGGTGGTGTACGTCACGGCTCAACCGTCCTGCCGAATTCCCTCATCTTGGCGGCCAGTTCGTAGGTGCTGAGAACGACCCTAGAGCGGCCATCCTGATCGATCGTCACGACTTGCGCGAACCGCCGCCGATCCAGGCGATCCCAGTAGGCGCCTTCGACAGCGGCCTCCAGCGTGTCGAACTCGCGCTCCTCGATGCCGGAAGGGCCAAAGCCCTCGACGAAGAACTTGGCCATGGCGTCACGCCTCCTCGAACTTAAAGCTCCACTGGTCGACGTAGACCTTGCCTGACAGGTCGAGCGCGTCGGCGTCGGTGCGCCTAGACCACCCAGCCAGGCGCGCCGCCTCCCGCGCCATGATCCGATTCTGAATCGAATGGATGTCGCGGCAGTGCTCGGCCAGGTCGCAAGGATGCTCGACCGGCAGGGCGCTGAGAGCCGACCAGAGATCAGCCGTCAGCTTAAGAGCGGCGCGCTCGGCGGGGGTCATGGCGTCACACCTCCTGAAACTCGACGGACCAGAAGCCGTCTTTGACTTGGAAAGCTTTGAGCCTGAAAGAGCCGTGCACCTTGTCTATGCCGAGCCTCTTGGCGGCGGCATCCATGCGGCGCCACAAGATGGTGTGCTCAAGCTCTCCCCAGTCGGCATACTGGCAGCCCTCTCCATCCGGGCGCCGGCACGCGCAGGTCGGCCGCATCACGTCGGTGAGGTCGATCTGACCGCCATGCCGGCAGTCTTCGAAGGCCATCTGGCTGCCGCACAGCTTGCGATCTTCAGTGGTCATTGGCAGATCACTCGGTAGTGTTCGTGGATGTAAATGCGCGGCCGTCCGCCTTCCTCGCGCGGGTACTCGACGTGCATGTAGGCGGGCTCAGGCGCCGGCGGACGCTCGCCGTCTTGCTGGGCGTCGTTCTGGCCGCCCTTGCGAACATATCCCTCTGGCAGAGAGGGGATCATCGTACCGGCGACGAAAACCTTAGGAGCCTTGGTCATGCTGCTACGCCCTTTAACTGCGTCCGCACACGGACGGAGTGCTCTAGGGCGCCAACGGTTACCTCGACCAATGAGCCGCCGCACCAGACACAGAATTTCTCCCCTGGCTGGGCTTCCGGGATCATCAGGTTCTTCGCCAGGTCCTGCTGTGCGTGGCGCAAGGCATTCTGAGCGGACGTGCGCTCGCGCTCGGCGTCTCGCAGCCTCTGCTCGGCGTCCTGCCAGTCCTTGAACTTCTTGGCGGTGCCTGGCGGCCCGCCCGCTTCAAGTTGAAAGCCCATAGACATGCTCCATCACTCCCTCAGAACGGCGCCCTCAGGTACGCATCCTGCGTCTTCGTCCACGCGATCGTCGCCGGGTCGCCGCGCTTGACGTGATCGGCCGGCTGCTTGCCGTCGGGCGTGTCCCAAACGCAGACTGTCAGCCCGGCAACCCCGTCGCCGAAAACCCTGTAGGCGATCGTGTCGGCGAGCAGCCCTGCGCCCATGCGCTCGGCGCGGCACGTCGAGGCGTCGACGACCTGGCCGATCCTCGCGAGCGCCGTGACGGCCGCCTCGATCGCCCTCTGTCCGTACACGTCGACCTCCGCCGACATGACGGCCGGTGCCGGCGACGTCACCGACGTCTTGAACGCCAACGTCTTGCCGGTCGTCGGGTCGGCGTCGACGCCGGGGATCGCGTCGGCAGGGATGCGCTGCTCGCGCGTCAGCGCCGCCGGCCGGCGAATGGGGCGTGCAGTCATCGGCTTACTCTCCTGGTGAACCTGGTCGCCGCGGCGCACCTCGACGGTTTCGCCGCGAAGCCATCGCAAAGCGCGCTGGCCGTCGTACTCAGACGCCGTCGACGACACGGAGAGCGAGGTGACGCCGATCGCTTCGTAGAGGTCCTCTTTAGTGTGGCTGGTGTCGCGCAGCGTCGCGAAGATCGCCTTGCGCGTGTCTGGATCGAGTTCGATCTGCTGCTGGAGCGAGGCGATCGCATCCGATGCCTCGTCGAACGATCTCACATATGGCTCATCGCAACGCGCCTTGATCGCAAGACGCTTGATGTAGCCAAGCTGATTGAGCGTCGCCGACATGGTCAGCCCTTGAGTTCGTTCGAGAGCAACCCACCGGTGCCTGCCGATGGATCGACGACCAAGTCGCCATGTTCGAAGCGCCGAATCTGTTGCACTTGGACGTCGCTCAGATGCGTCTGATTGGCGATAAGCTGCTGAACCATGGCTCGGGCGACGTCGCGCTGCCTGGTCATGTCTTCGAGCGCGGCGGCAGCGCTCGGATACTCGCATCGGAACTTGACGCCGACCAGTTCGAACGATGGCTCATCGCGCAGCGATCGCATGAACGACGGCACAGCGCTGAACGCGTCCGTATTGCGCTTCATCGCCCACTCGACCTCGTTAAAGAGGCGAGGACGCAGCGTAATCGCCACCGGCAGCCGGTCGCCGATGTCGGTCGTTAAGCGGCGCTCTTCCGCCGTGAACGATTGGAAATACATGAGGGCGACGACCATGCCATCAACGGTGCTCTGGAGCCTGCTGAAGGCCTCGTCTTCGATGGTTTTATGCTTGTCCATCACGCATGCTACTTGAGGTCCACAAACCCGACAGGGCGCCGCTCGGGCGTCCGGAAAATCTTAACGCCGTTTGCGTCGACCAGGCCGGTGTCGACGTTGCCCGCGGCCTCATCGATGGCGACGATCGTCGCGTGGCGGCTGGACGGCTGACCGCTCGTCCACGACCAGCCAAAGGCGCAATCGTCTGCGATGTAGGCCTTCGGCTGGCGGGTGACGTAGCGGTCAGTCATGCGACGAATCACTCACTTCTTGGCGGCGGCAGCGGCAACCTGGGCGGCGGCGAGCGCGCCGGCGGAACCCGGCTTCGGCGTCGGCTGGGTCGGCGTGGCTGCGGGCGCCGGCTTGGCGGCAGGGACGGTCTTGGCTGCCGCGATCTGCGCAGCGGTGGCCGCGATGACTTCCTTGGCGACGATCACGGCCTCCTGCGTCGCGTCGAGATTCGGAACGGCTAGCAAAGCAGCCGCAACGGCGTCGACCGACAGCAGATCGCCTTCGGCGTCGGCGACCTTGACGCCGACTGTGGCGAAATAGGACGCCGGATGCGTGACGTCGACGGTCAACCCCAACCGCGCGTTGAAGACGTAGTTTTTCTTGTCGACGGCGGCGCGCATCAGCGCCTTGAATTTCTGCGCCGGCGTCAAGGCGATCGCCGGGTGCGGCGGCTGCGCCGACGGCGTCATGTGCGGGTTCGGCATCCCTGCCGGGTGAGCCGGCGTCTGCGACGGGGTAGATTTGACTGCTGTGGTGGCCATCTGGTCTCTCCTAGACGGGTCGTGAATGCGTCCAAATCGGACTGAGTCGTTAGTGATTCGTCGTCAAGCGGCGATTGGCATCCGCTTGCGAAAAACGCCGTACGTGTTCCCCGGTTCGTAGCCGTAGATCGCGGCGATGGCGGCGAAGGTCGCGTCGTAGCCCTCGCGCAGCGTCAGCGCCCGCGTCACGTTCGTATTGCTGACGCCGATCAGCAGGGCGATCTTGGTCCGATCGCCAAGCTCAAGGCCGTTGGACAGCTTTGACGCCAGCCGGGCGCGCGTGATGATTTTGTCGTCGAGTCTCATGCCGCCCTCCGGACGTAGACGACGCCGTGGTGATATTGGCAGTAGCTGGAGCGGCCCATCGTCGGCGCGCCGCAGCACGATCCGCCGTCGTCGATCCAGCGGCACTCGGCCGTCCGCGTCGCCAGGAATTCCACCCGCTTACTAGGCGGCTCGCCGGTGTGGTCGACGACCGGCGTCGGGAACCAATCGAATAGCGGCAGTCCGGTAGCGCGCACCGGAAGCGTGAAGGACCGCCCGAAGGTTCGCCGGCCGCCGACGGCAGCCCTGCCGACCGGCTTGAACGGCGTCGTCTTGGAAGAGCCCGCCAGCGAGATCGTCTCCACATGGGCGACCTTCTGTCGACCAGGGCGACGACCGTGGCCGGCGCCGAAGCGTTCGTCGCGAATGCGGCAGGCCTCGATGACCTCGGCGTTCAAACGGCGACGCTGGCGGAGGATCACAGACAGGACGGCCGAGCGGCTGACGCCGAGCGGAGCGGCGATTTGCGAGGCGCTGGCGCCCGTCTTGAGAGCGGCGACGACGGCGTCGACACGACCGCCAACGAGCCATTTCATCCGCATCACGGCAATTCTCCATTGGCGATGTGTTCGGCGCGGCGATGGCTGGCCTCGACTGCCAATTCAGCGATCCAGCCGTCGACGGTGTTCTCATCGAGAGGACACCACTTGGCGTAATCGAGCGCTTCTTTGACGATGCAGAACGGTACAAAGGGAAATGGGCGATTTCCGCAATCAAGGAGCATCGTTGCGGCGGCGTCGACGATGCAGCGATCAATGATCTCGTTGACGGACTCGTCGCGAGAGCGAAGCATCGCGACGCGGTCATCGAAGGTGAAGACACATCGCTCGATCTCGGTCAAGATCGGGCTGACGCCAGCGTCGGCGAGGCGCATCATGACGAGCTTGAGGGCGCGATTTTGAAACTCCATGCGCTCCGTAACGACATGCTCGACCCGGCGCATGATCTCTCCCATTTCCATCATGTCGTAGCCCTCCGGCTGTTCACGGCGTCGCCGTGGGTGTCGAGCGCCGCGGCGGCGCGGGCGAGTTCGGGCTCGACGTCGACGAGCGGAAGGTCGTCGTTAAGCATCTGCCGGCCGGCGTCGATCCAGCGAAGCAGGATTCCCTTGGCGACGAGGTTAGGCGCCGTAGCGGCCATCTGAGCCATCCAGGATTGGCGATCGGCGGTGTGGCGATCTCGCACGACGACAATGCCGTCCTGGCCGTCAGGTTTGAAAGCCAGCATGGTCCCGTCATGGTCGACGCGGATCGATCCAGTCGGCCGGACGCCGAAATACAGCGCGTCGTCGCGGCTCAAAGCGAAGCGGAACTCGCTCATCGTCCTCATGCCGCCCTCCGGTCGGGCAGCGACGCCCACATCTTCTGGGCGACCGCACGCACCTTGCGGACATCGTCGCGGCAGTAGTGTCGAACCTTGGCGATCTCACCCTTGGCCCACAGATCAGCGACCATGGAGCCGTCGATCTCGCCCTTACCGTCGAGGCCGAGAGCCATGCACAGTTTGTCGAGGCTAACGTAATCGCGTACGCCAGCCCAGGCCGTCATCGTGTCGAAAACGCAGGCATCCCACGGCTTGGGATTGATCGGCCACCACCACGGCATCTTGACGCCAAGAATGATGGCGCGCTGCGTGATGACGCGAATGTCGAAACTGACGACGTTATGGCCGACGATGCGGATCGGATCGCTGAACTTCTTGAGGTCGTGAAGCCGGTCGGCTTGCGGACTCAGTTCCACATCACGGAAGAAATCGGCGATCAGCGTCTTCTCGTCGAAATCGTTCGACAGTCCGTCCCCCTCATCGGAGTCGACGGCCGTATAGCCGACCGGGTCGAAATCATTGATCGCAAACCCAATGACGCCGATGCGGCCGTAGGCGCCGTCGAGGGAGGTTTTGGCGATCGCCTCAGCGAGAGCGGCATGGCGCTCGTTGGCTTCCCATGCCGCGATCGTCTCGGCTTTCTTCATCGAAGCCGGCGGCTTGATGCCGGCGGCGATCTTGGCGATCACGCGTTCATCGGCGGTCGGCAGCGTCTCGGTGTCAAGGTAGAGGTCCATCGTCCTTGTCTCTCTTAATGTTGTCGGGGCGGAATCCGCGCTCCGCCGTGTCGCGCCAGTACTTTTCCATCGTCTCGACGGACTCGCGGAGCGCGACCAGGCCATTGAGCCAACCGCTGCACAGCTCGGCCAACTTGAGCCGCTGTTCGACTGTCAATGCGCGCTGCGCCGCGGCGACTTGGCTGACGAGCTGCTGCGATTTCCCGAATTCCTTCGCAAGCGGCGTGATCCAGCGCTCTCCGTAAAGCAGGCGGCCTGTGTCAGCGAGAATCTCTTGATCCGTCTTTGTCACTTTGCGGCTCGGGAATCCGATGCGTCTGATGACCATGAGTCTCTCTCCAATCCTTGCGGTTGTCCACACACTGCCAAGCTAGCTCCGATTCGCAGCAAACGCAATAAACAAAGGCCTTACAGCCCAATGGTGTCCCCAAGTATGAAAAAAAACGTAAAAATGGCTTGACAGCTTCTGGCGGTGGTGACACAACCATATTGTCGACGCTCTGGAACACGTCGACCAACTCCCCGCGGTGAGCCTGACAATGTGCTCCCGCGGGGCTCTCTCAAGCCCAGGAGCCCACCATGAAGATCAAGATCACCGAGAACAACTCGCAGGCCATCCAGGCCGCGCTCGACGCTGTGAACGGCAAGGCCACCGCCTTCACCGTCCACACGTTCAACACCGTCGACAGCGTTTCCCGCCTGATCAAGAAGCAGTTCTACCGCGTCGAGGTGCCGTTCGTCGACCGCGCCGGCGGCATGGCGACCTTCCAGCCGGCCCGGCCTCAGGCGCAGTCCTACAAGTATTCGATGTGGTCGACGGTCATCACCGTCCAGATCGGAGCCGACGGCAAGACCTGCTACCTGACCGACGTCGAGAGCGCCAAGGTTTACCCCGGCCAGGGCGAGCGCTTCGACCTCCGCATGACCTCCAAGGCGCACGCCGCGTACGTCGCCCGCTGCGCCAAGCGCTTCGGCATCATCGAGCCCGAGAAGACCTTGATCGCCGCCTAAGCAGACCGTTCACCCTTGCCGGCCAGTGCGAGGCCGGCTTTGGCGAGCGATCCCGCTCTCGGAGTCCCACCATGAAGCGCATCACCGAGAATCCCCTCGCCGGCCGCGCGATCTGCGCGATCAGCAATTGGGGAATCAACCACGGCCATTACCGTGTCTGCGCCGCGATGGCGTGGATCGTCAATCGCTTCGGCGAGCAGCCGCTCATCGGCGACGACTGGAACGACGAAGAGCGCGCCGAGGCCGATCTGCGCGCGATCCTGAGCCGCTAGTAGACCGCTGCCTGCCGCCGACGAGTGCGACGCCGGTGACAGAGAGCGATCCCCGCTCAAGGAGACCACAATGGAACGCTGCAAGGCCGAGAAGGCCGCCGACCACTTGCGAGAGGCGCAGGCGAGCATCGGCAAGACGATCGTCACGCTGACCAGCCGCGACGCCGAAATGACGACTGACGACAGCCTGCGTCACATGTTTCTCCAGGATCGCATGGCGCAGCTTCGCAATCGGGCGGACGACTTGCTGGCGATCGCGGGGGCGCAGTCACCCCCTGCGAGCAAGCGCCACATCCTGGAATCGCTTCTTGCCATCAGCGAGTGGCTGAGCGGATTCGAGGTCGGAGCCGGTTGCAACCTCCGGATGACGGAGGCGCAAGAGGCGATCCGCGACGCAGTCCACGTCATCTGCGAGTGACGCTGCCGGCTTTGCAGACCGATCAAGGAGACCTGTAATGTATCTTATCACCCGAATGCACCACGAAGATCAGCATGGCCAGCCGATCCCGTGCCTTCGCACGCTGATCGAGGTCAGGGCCGCCGAAGGGCGCTCTCTTCTGGCGGATGACCCCAAGCAGACCGGCCACCACTACGAACGCGCCAGCGCCTCGACGGCTCACCAGTGGGTCAAGAAAGGCTGGCTGCATGAGACGGCGCTGTGGGTCGACGACTTCGGCCGCATCCGTCGTGCGGGAGGGAAACTGTAATGCATGACATCGTCAAATTCGGCTCGACCTTCTCTGTCTCCGGCAAGACGTACTCGCTTGATGATGGCGAGGTTCGCGACGCCGGTTTCGGCTCCGACTGGAATGACTGCCGCGTCCGCAGCTTCGTGACTTCCGAGACCCACATCGAGGTTCGCGACGCCGGCCAATTGCTGCTGGCATGGCCGGTCGCCGAGATCATCTGGGCCGATCCCGATCCGCAGCGCCAGTGGCGCAAGGAGCGCCCGTTGGGCGTCACGCTGGACGCGTTCAAGCGCGCCTTGAAGGAAGCGATCGCCGACGAGCGTCAGCCGGTAGTCAAGAAATCCAGGACTGCCAATCCGGTTAAAGTGCCGAAGATCACCAAGAATAAGATGGCAAAGCCGCAGAAACGCAAGCTGATCCTGGCCGCCGGAGTGAAGTATCCCATCTACAATTAGGAGATCACACAGTGGAACACGCTCTCGAAGAAATCGCCCTCAGCCCCGACGAGATCGTCGCCGCGCTGCGCCGCGAATGCGACGACGCCGGAAGCGTCTCCGCATGGGCGCGCAGCCACGCCATGGCGCCCGCCAGCGTCCACGACGTCTTGAAGCGCCGCATCGGCGTCAGTGCGCCGCTGGCCCGCCGCCTGGGGTTCAAACGCGTCATCCGCTATGTGCCACTGGAGGGCTGACGATGCGTAAGAAGCTGCATTTCGCGGCGGACGGCCAACCGCTGTCTGACGCCAAATTCGTCGAGGTGTTGCGCGTCTACAAGCAGATGCAAGGGCGACCGGCGATCTACAAGCGCGCCAGTGATCGTGGGAGGATTTGGGCGCGCGCCATGGCTGGCGTCGACGCCATGGGTGAGCTGCGGTGGGTCGTCCGTATCGTCCAGGTCGACGACAAGGTGACCGAGCACGTCTGCGACGACCGGTGCCGCATGGCCCACAGCCGCATCTGCACGTGCTCCTGCGGCGGCGTCAATCACGGCGTTGGTCTGATCCAATGCCAAGCAGCGTGAGGCAATCAATGCAGCGCACCTTCACCAGTCGCCAGCTTCGCCAGCACGGCCAGGACCTCGCCGAGAAATTCGGCGGCATCGCAGCCCTGGCGCATACGCTCGGCTGCGACCAATCGCACCTGTCGAGATTCCTGCTTGGTCACGCCGCCACCAGCGGCGCGCTGCTCGCGGCGCTCGGTGTCCATTTCGACGTTCGGCAGGGACTATACGTCCAGGACGACGAAGCGGCAGGGCAGGGCGCGACGAAGATCAACGCGTCACTGGTCGACGAGAACCGCCGGCTGCGCGAGCAGATCAAGAGCCTGCACATCAAACTGAGCAAGGCCGAGGCCAAAATTGAATCCGAAGCCGCATAATCCTTGTTCCTTGCAATCGGTGGTCGGAGAATAGCGAAAACCAAGGAGTTGCCGCCATGCTTCGCAAGCTTTTCGCCCTTCTCGGACTGCCGTTCATCCTTATCGGCGCGCTGATCCAGTGGCTTCACGGCGTCCATACTCCGGCGCCGGTGCGTCAGGCTGCGGCCCGCAAGGCGTCAGCTCAGGCCGTCGCTGCGCTGCTCGACAAGGAAGAGGCCAAAGAGGTCGCCAAGCCGACGTTGCCGCGGCCGGCGCCGGTGATGCTGCCGCCCCAGGCCGCGATGGCCTGGTCGTGGTCGGTGATGACGGGCATAACCAAGCGTCCAGACCTGTCGTCTGTTCCGCCATCGGTCGCCGCGTGGATTAAGGCGATGACCTTCGACGAGGCTGTGGCGATGCGTAAACTGTCGCCAAAGGAGCTTGCCGATCACCTCTACTGCCGCCGTAGCGCGCCAGGGCTACGGCCGATGATCTACAGCCCGGTCGAGATCGCCGCAGCGGCGCGCCTCGACGACCTGAACAGCACGGACTACTTGGACGACCTGCTGTTCTCGATGCGCTGACGGCGCAGCCGGATCAGATTGGCGAGGCGCTCGGCGTTCTGCTGTTCGAGCGCCTCGGCTTCATCGGCGATCTCCCAGGCGCGCTCGATCGCCTCGTCCTGACGCAGACGGCCCAACGCCTGCGCAGTGACCATCAGACCAAACAAGCCCGAAAAGCTCGGCAACTCGTCCATGACGTCTCTCCTATGGACGTCACTCTAGCACGTGGGATCTAAAACACCGTTACAGTGTTGTGTTGATCTCGCTGCGATCGAGCAAGCGCAGACGATACCAAAGACGGTCGCGCGCGATCTTATTGTCGGTGTCAACATTGGCGCGCGCCAGCTCTTGCACAATGAGGCGCACCAAGGCGGCCGCGTGGACGTCGACGATTGCGTCAGGCCGCATGATATCGCTCGGCGCCTGAATGTCGCGATCACGCAGATAGCGCACGACGGCCGATGTGACGGCGCGATCAATGTCACGCGTCGCTGGCAGACGATGCATGCGATTGAGCCATCGATATTGGCGTTCGCGCGATCGGCCAGCAGCCAGGCGCTCGTTGATGCGTTGATCCCTATTCATGTCGTTGAGGCTGAATCAAATCGTGGCAACGCACAACATGGCCTAACGCTCATGGCACGCTAAGCCACCCCATTACCTGCTCACATGGCGTAACGCAGGGAGCGTATTGAATCACGGATATCGCATTGGCCTTCCATGCGCCCATTCGCTATCACATCAATTGTCTGGAATACTACTAATAGATACCACATTAAAGAACAAGGAATATAAACTTATCAACGTTTGCTGTTAAGTTGACAAGATTGATAGACTGATACAAGAAGGCCAAGGACGCTGCGTGGAAAGCTGAAACGACAGGGGTATCAATGGTTTACGAATGACGGGGCCCCTGGGGTATTAAAAGCGTGCGGGGGATTTGCCGCCCCACAGCTACTCGCTACTTGCAAAACGTTTTAGGGCGACTCAACGCCACCAACCATCAGCGTTGGCACGTCATCCAGCAAATCACGGTACGGCGCTCCGGTTTCCATTGGCGGTAAGGCTTCCAGCCGGCCAACGTCCATCACCACTGCGTCGATCCTGCCGCGCGCAATGCGACTAGTCACCGGGCGGAAGGCGATCGAGAGTTCAGTCGACTGAAAGTCGCGTTCGATCGCCCGCAGAATCCGCATGACGTCACCGTTAGATTTCTTCGCCAGGTCAGGCGCGCCGAGCACATCGGGCAGCTTGCACATCGGGATGCGGACGCGCCGGCCGGCGCCGTGATGGGTCGGCAGCATGTCGCAGCCGTGCAGCCCATCGCGCACGCGGGTGTCGACCCACGCACGGCACCGCAGATAGACGGGCGGCGAGAACCGGCATTTCATGTCGGCGATGACGCGCGGGTCAATGCGCGGCTCAGGCTCGTCCTCATCGGTGCACCAGTAGGCGCCGTACGCGCTGCGGCGCAGGTAAGGGCCGACCATCCAGAACACCAGATTTCCGTCGTCATAGTCGCTCAGATCGGCGATCGCATCGTTGCCCTGGATCCCGAGGTCATGAGACTGGACTCGCTCATATGCCGACATGACGTGACGCATCTGCCGGACGCGCAGGTGCCGCATCAGGTCGTACTTCGAGATCGGCACCTTGAGCCGATAGTCCTCATCCTCAGCGTCGACCCATTGATCGAGAATCGCCGGGTAGGAGACAGCGCGGTAAAAATACTCATTCGTCGTTCCGAGGATGGTAATTAACAGGGCGACGTCGGTCGGCGTCTCCAGCTTGCCGCGAGTGTTTTTCAGGACGAAAGTCGCCATCCAGATCGGCGAAAAAATGAACCGGTCGGAGACCGTCCGAACGACCTTCCTGCCACGCATCGTGTCTCTCCAATTATGAAGAAAGTTAACATGGTTCGTGGATAGCCACAATGGGTCATACAGCATTGAAACTAAACAATATTCCTAAAACACCGATGTAGGTTTGATCCGCTTAGTAGATCTTATGCCCTTCAAGATGCCTTGAACGCTGTCTAGGATTCCCTCGCTCCGCACGTCGAGATTCCTCACCCGCGCCTTTGTCTCGCCGCAAGGGCTCGACCGGGCGCGGGCAGCGCTCAAGGATGCCGCAATAAGATCATGGATTGAACGTGAAACAGATGCGGCTCAATCGCCGTTGGGCCGGGTCCGCGCCGAGCGGGTTGACATTTGCGTCGCGGCGATTCAGTCGCTGGTTTGCCGAGAGTCCATCCGACGCTCTGCGCTGCAACTCCCACCTGGCCGGGCGCTCATCCCGCCCGGCCTTTTTCTGGTCGCCAATGGCCGGGCTGAGACTGGACCTCAAGATCGACTGGAAGGACGCCAAGGCGCGCTTCGACGCGATCGGCTCGAACGAGTTCCCGCGCGCCATCGCCTACGTCGTTCACAGCACGGCGAAATGGGCGGCAGAGAATTTCCGTAATGACGTGATGCCGCGCGTGCTCGGCCACAACATCGGCCGGTCCGGCCTGGTGCAGAGCCTGTCGTCCTACACCCGCAGCGCGATCCGCTACGATCGCGACAGCGGCACGCGCTATGACGACGTCAAGTCGGTCAGGGACATTCACGCCTCGATCTACGTGGCGGCGACGCAGGGCAAGCGCGGCTCCGATCAGAGCGCCTTCCTGAAGTACCTGTTTGGCTCCGGTCCTCAGACGCGCGAGCCGGGCGACGTCGGCCTCGACCAGCGGAAGATTCTTATCCCGAACGCGTTGGCCTTGGCGCTGACGCAGCACGTCAATATCGATCCGTCATGGGCCGGTGGGCGCCTGCCGAAGGGCATGATGGCGACGGTTATGTCGCATCGCGCCAGCGACAACGGCTCGATCCCGGACAATGTCCTCGCCGGCGAATCATCCAACGCCGCGGCGATGCGAGCGATGGCGCGGGCGAGGGGCGGCCGCCGGCCGGCAGCCAGGCAGTCGGGTCGCTGGTCTAGCATAGGGATGCGGACGTTAGGATCGAGACTAGCCATTGATCTGATCCATCAGAACCAGCGCGCAGGCGAATACGACCAGGCGCGCATGACGGCGAATCGCCTGACCCACAAGACGACCAAAGAGGGTAAGTGGTCGAAGCGATCGTGGGTCGGAACGCCGTGGCGGGTCTTCATGCGGCCGGACGATAGCGGCATCAACACGCCCTATGCGGCGCCGTTCCGTATTCGCGATCCCGCCGGCGGCTTCCATCCTATCCGCCGCAGCGACGGCTCGATCGGCAAGATGCCGAATATGCTCAATGTACAACCAGAGTTCGGTAAATCAGGACCACGGGTCGGCCCCAAGAAGCTGTTCACCGCGCTTCACTCGGCTAATTACGCGCCAAAGCTCCAGGCGCCATGGGACGCCAACATCAAGCTGGCGACGGAATACCTGGCGCGCCAGATCGACGCCGAAATGGCGCATCGCATGGAGCGCAAGGCGCAGGGGAGAAAGTATTGACCAGGAAGCCCGCCAGTAAGCGAAAGGCGACCCGGACGACCAAACAGCCGCCGAGCGCGACAATCGTCACGGAGAGCCGCTTATTTTCAATCCTCGGCCTCTCGCGGCTGCTCGACGTCGATCGGTCGGTGATCGAGCGATGGGTTAAGCAGCACGGCTGCCCGGTCGCCCGCACCGGCGGCAAGGGCGCCGGCAATGAGTGGAAGCTCGACGTGTCGGCCGTCTTCAAGTGGCGCGAAAAATACTTGGCCGAAAAGGCAATTGAAGAATCCGGCAAAGCGGACGATGTCGACGAGATCGACCGCAAAACGAAGCTGCTGAAATTCGCCGCGGCGGCCGGCCTGGTCGCGCCGGTCGATATGATCGAGCAGGCGCTTGAGCGGGTGATGGCCGAGCTGCGGCAGTCGCAAATGTCGATCTCGGCGCGCGTGTCGCGCTCAATGGCCGGATTTCCGAAGGACCGCGTCGACGCCTGGTGCGCGCTCGTCGACACGATCGTCCGTGAGTCGCTGCAAGCAGCCGAGGAATCGATCGCCAAGATCGTGATCGAGCCGCCGGCGTTCGTCAGGCTTCCCGATGCAGATCACCAGGACTGACCTTGCGGCCGTCCGGGAGATTACCGGGCCGGGGATCGAATCACTCTTTGGCGCGATCAAGCGCGCGGCCAAGACGTCGCTGATCTCGGCGCCGCCGGAGCCGATCGTCGACTGGATGGAGAGTCACGTCTATTTGCCGCCGGAAATGACCGACCGGCCTGGCAAGTTGCGGCTCAACAAGCTGCAAAAAGGCGTGTTCGCCGCGCTCCAGGAGCCGGGCGCGCGCTGGGTGTCGTTCCAGAAGCCGCCGCGATTCGGCGCCACGCTGGGGACGGCGGCTGCGCTGCTCTATTTCGCGGCGCATGAGGGGCAGGACGTCTTCTATTCGGAGCGGTCCGAGGACTACGCCCAGGTCTTCTACAAGAAATACGTCTACCCAATGGTGACCGAGTCGAAGGACCTGGCGCCTTTGAAGCGTCCGGACACCCGCAGCGGCCGCCAGGACACCTGGCAGAACACGATCTTGACGACCGGCGCCGCGATCCAGCTTCGGTCGGCGGCGACCGACGGCGCCTTTCGACAGATCAAGGCCTATTTTTTGGTCATGGACGAATGCTCGGCCGCTGCCTACCAGGCCGGCAAGGCCGACAGCGAGGGCGACAAGACGAGCCTGGCGTGGAAGCGGGCGCAGCAGTTCAGAAATCCAGTCATGTTCCTTCCGTCGACGCCGACCGAGGACGGCGTCTGCATCGTCTCGCGCGAGTACCGGCGCTCCGATCAGCGCGTGTTTGAGGTGCCGTGTCCGCATTGCGGCGTCATCCAGCCGCTGCAACCCAACGTCGGACCCGACAAGGCGGGGCCAGGTCTCAAATACCGCGTCGATCCGGTCAGCGGAGAGATCGAGACTCGCAAGGACGAGCGCGGTGATGTGGTTCCGGATATCTGGTACCAGTGCCTGGATTGTGACAAGCCGATCCGTGAAGAATCCAAGGACTGGATGATTGAGCACGGCGACTGGCGCGCCACGGCGACGCCGGCGGAGCCTGGCCTGATCGGATTTTACTGCTGGGGTATCTACTCAACCGATCCGCAGTCGACGTGGGTCGACATTGCCCGCCAGCATCGAGCGTCGCTCGCCGACCCGGCGATGCGCCAGCCGTTCAAAAATCTGGTGCTCGCGTTGCCGTGGGAGCGCCAGGAGCGGCGCGTCGTCCCGATCAACGAGTTGCAAGCTCGGGCCAAGCCGTGGCCGACGACCTGTCCGGAGTGGGTGCAATTCATCACCGCCGGCGTCGATAACCAGCAGGGCCGCGACGACGGCTCTCAGGTCGCACGATCTGAGATAACTGTCGTCGGCTGGGGATTTGGCGAGGAATGCGCCGTCCTGGCTCACTATGTCGTCGAGGCGCGCCCGTTTACCGATCGATCAGCGCAGTTGGTCTATGAGGCGCTTGATCGTGTCTATTACACGCCCTCCGGACGCGCGCTCAAGGTCTACGCTACCGGCGTCGATATCGGCTACGATTTCGATCATGGACTCGAATTTTGCTACAAACAGGCGAGCCGACAGCGCCGCATAATGGCGGTCCGTGGTCAGCCGACGATTGAGAACAAGCCGGCGTTCGCCTCGACGCTGGGTCACTCGAAGAAAGACCCGAAACTGAAATTCCTGCGCATCTGGAAGCAGCAGCCAACCGGTCTGCTGATGGAGCGCTTGCAGCAGACGGTCGCCGGGCCGGGCGCGATCCATTTCCCGTCGTCGCTGTCGGTCGAGTATTACGAATCACTCGTCGCGGTGCATCGCGTCAACGACAAGGCCAAGAATCGCTCCTACTGGGTCGACGATCCAGACAATGAGGCGATGGACTGCTGGGTCTACGCCTATGCCCGCATGCGGCACCTGATCGCCCTGCGGCCCGACATGCGCAAGCTGCTGATGGACCGTGGCATGTCCGGTCGGGATGAGGCTGCTAGCGAGTATGAAGGGCCGGACCGCTCAGCGCAGTCCGACCTCGCCAAGTCTGAGGCGCCGCCGAGCGAGTCTGTGGCTCCAAGCGCGGTGCCGACGAGGGCCGCGCAGGTCGCCGAGCCGGACTTTCCGCGCGTGTCGCAGCCGGCGTGGCGTCGAGAGGGTGTCAATGGCAACGGCCAAGCGCCTCGCGTTCCGTCGCCGCACCGGCGGTTTGGGTCGAACCAGGCGGGGCGCTCGCCCCTTTGAGGGACGCGCCGCGTGAAGAATTTTCTGTTCTTTTCTCGCGAAGAGTTGGTCGAAGCTCTCAAGGCGCTCGAACGTGCCGAGCTGACTGGCGCGACGTCGTTTTCGTATCAGGGCGGCATGGCCGTTGCGATGAATTCGCCGTCGCAGATCGCAAACCTCAAGCGCAAGATTCTCAAGCGACTCGAAGAAATCGACGGCAAGAGCTACGGCTCCGGCCAGAGCATCCGCACCGTCGACCCCATCATCGATAGCGGCTACGGCGTGCAATACAGCCGTCGCGTGCCGCTCGGATTCAGGTTCCGCTGATGAGCCGTCGTCAAAGCCGCGCCGCCCGCCGGATTCGCGCCATCGCCGAGAAGACCGGGATCGCCGAATCGACGCTGGTCGCCAACAACGTCGTAGCCAAGAAATCGCCGTCTAATCGGACGGTGTCGAGCGACGCCGTGCGCTCGCAGCTTTTCGGATTCGGCATTTCGACGCAGTTCAAGGCGGCGAGCGGAAATCCGCATATCCCGATCGTGCCGCAGGCGACGCCGACCGGCCTGGTCTACGCCAATCCGAAGCTGCGCTCTCTGTCGCGCTACCTGGTCGACAACAACACTTGGACGTCGGCGCTGGTCGACCGGCTCGGCGAGCGCGTCGTCGGCACGGGCCCGGTGCCGAAACATGAGGACCGGCGCCTCAACGATCTGTGGAACAAGTTCTGCGACCGCTTCGACGACCGCGAGATTTATCCGTTCGGCGATTGGCTGCGGAACGATATCTACCGCACCTACAACGTCGACGGGGAGTCGTTTGCCCGCGCCAAGTTCCTGTCGGTGATCGGCTTCGACCCGGTGCGGTCGGCGCCGGTGTTCCAGGACGGCGAGGAGTTCCCTTTGAAATTCCAGTCCATGACGGCGGAATTCGTGCCGGAATGGTATGCGCTGATCGGCCTCGACTACAACGGCCAGCCGGCGCGCAGCGTCACTGGCATCATTTACAGCAACGTGCGGCCAGGCAAGCGCCTGGCTTACTGGTGCTATGACCAATTTCCGTACGACGAGCACTCGATCATCCCGCAGAATTTCATGGCGGAACAGGTCGACGCGTCGCTCATCACTCACTATTTCGACCCGCCGATGGTCGGCTCGCCGCGCGGTCGCATCAAGCTCGGCACGATCCTGATCCGGGCGCTGAATCTTGACGACTACGAAGACGCCGAGCAGAAGCGCAAGAAGCTGAATCTCGCGCTGTCGGCCTTCATTAAGGAGACCACGGACACCAGCGGAGAAGGTCGTCTGCCTGGCGAAGAGGACTACGACGTCAACGAGCTGATTTCGCAGGTTAGCCTGGCGCCGTGCGGCGTCACCAAGCTGCCGGCCGGCATGGATATAGAAATCCACGATCCCAAGCCGACGCCGTCGACCGACGATTGGTACACCAAATTCCAGATCATGGCCTTCGCGGCGTGCTTTGGGATCCCGGTCTATGAGGTGACCCAGGACTACACCTCCGTCCAGTCGGACCGCACCGCCAAGTTCGCCACGGTCAATTTCAAAGCCAAAATTGATATGGAGCGCAACTCGCTTGAGAGGCGCGTTCTCGACTTCCTGTGGAAGCACTTCGTCACCACCGTCTACATGCTTGGCCTGTGGCGGCCGGCGGACGGTCGCGAGGTCAGCGACTATTTCCGCTCGTCATGGACCTGGCCGCAGATTCAGACGGCGACGCTCAAGTCGGACGTCGACGCCTATGTCGACATGATCAACAACAACATCGTCGACCGCGACACGGCGTCTCGCGCCCTGGTGTCCATGGAAGGCGAGGATGTGTCGCGCCGCGTCGCCCGCGTCGAGGCGCGCGACCGCGTGCTCGGCCTAAAGACCGATCCGGTCAAGCCGGTGCCGAACGGCGACGGCACGCCAGGCACGCCCGATCCGCTTCCGGACTGGAACGCGGAGTCCTCCGATGTCACGCGCGGCATCATGGCCGACGCGGAGGCCCGCGAGGCGGCCGCTTATGCCGCAGATTCCGAGGGCTCAGCCGAGCCAAAGGAAGCCATCGTCGAAGCTTGAGCATGCGTGGCATGCTCTGTCGGGTCTCCTGAGCTAGCCCTACGGCTGTAAAGTCAAAGGGCTGTCTCTGTGGCTCAATCGAGCGACGGCAAATTTGTCAAAGAGTTTCGCCAGGGCGTGATCCCGGCGGGCTCCTATGATCCGTCGACCCGGCGATTTTCGTTCGTCGGCGCGACGGAGCGTCCGTGCCCGGCGGAGCGCAAAGACAAGGACGGCAACAAGTTCCTTGTTCGCGAGATTCTCTCGTCGACCGGCTGCGTCAATCTGGCCGACGTCGGGAAGATCAAGATTCTCAACGCCCATCGTCGCGACGACATTCACTCAGTTCTAGGGTCGACGATCAAGCTGGAATCGCAGGACGGCCAGATCGTCGGCGCCGCGGAGTTCTCCGAGCGCTCCGATGTGCTGGAGATCGCCAAGGACGTCGGCGCCGGACACATCTCGTCGCTGAGCGTTGGCTACACGCCGAAACGCGAGATTCTGATTGATGCGGTCGACGGCGGACTTCCGATTTCGTTCGTGACGGAATGGGAAGCCAACGAGTTTTCCTTCGTCCCGGTGCCCGCCGACATATCCGCCCAGGTCAGGGCAATCAAGGAGTCCGACGACATGAATCCCGAAGCTCTCTCCAAGCTGATCGCCGACGCCGTCGCCAAGAGCGTCGCCGCTGCGATTCCGAGCATTGTCGACGGTCTGCGCGGCAAGCGCGACGACGATCCGACTCCCGCCGCCAAGAAAGACGACGACGCTGACGACAAGAAATACGTCAACGCCGACGGTTCGCGCGGCAAGCGCGCCGGCAAGCGCTACAAGAAGCGCTCCGACGATTCCGACGAATACGTCGAGGACACCGATTCCGCCGCTCCGGCGGCAGACGACGAGCGCTCGATCAAGGATGCGATCGCGACGCGCAGCGCCGCCGAACAGACCGAGATCACCGAACTCGCCAAGGTCGTCGACCTCAAGCGCGTGCCGAACTTCTCGATCCTGGTTCGCCAGGGCGCGCCGCTCTCCGCGATCCGCAACGCCGCATGGGCGGCCTGGGCTGCTCCGACTGCGGTGCGCCAGGAGCTTCGGCCGCCGGCCGAGGTCACCAACAAGCCGTCGCAGAAGCAGGACGAGGACCGCGTGGTCCCGTTCGCCGAGCGCGGCAAGCCGATCACTTCGACGCGGTCGGCCTAACGGCCGGCCCGATCGCTCTCAAGCTGGAGTGTCCCGATGACTTCCGTTCTCCATGAAGGTCGCCGCAACGTCGAGTGGATTCTGTCGGCGTACGACCTCGTCTATTCTACCGACGAAATGCAGGTCGACGCAGTCGCCACGCATCAGTCTGGCACGCTGCTCGGCGTCACCACCGCGACCGGCGTCGCCGTGCCGTGGAATCCGGCGCTTGCCGGCGATGCGCAGGACGGCTCGCAGGTCCTCGCCGGCATCCTCTATCGCCAGATCGACGGCGATTCGACGCTGGCGGCCGGCTCTTCGGTCAAGGCCGCCGTCGTGACGCGCGGCCCGGTCGAGGCCTCGTCTTCGAACGGCCGGATTCCTTATCCCGCCGGCTACACCTTCGCGCAGGTCAAGGCGGCGCTCGCCGCGTTGGGCGGCGGGGGCATCGTTCTGCGCGACTGATCGCGCAAGGCACAACACGGACGCGCCGAACTGAGGAAAGCACCATGAATCTCGTCCTTGACGTCTTCAACAGCAAGCCGTTCGGCGCTGTCTCCCTGACCAACGCCATCATCAAGATGCCGTTCGTCAGCACGCAGTTCGGCAACAAGGGTTACGTCGGGCTGCAATGGTCCGAAGACACCTCGCTGACGACCAGCGTCGCCGTCGATATCGAGTCGCATCAGGTCTACCTGCTCGACTCGGTGGAGCGCGGATCGCCGCTGCCGAACGCCGCGCCGATCGACCGCAGCATGATCTCGGTCGGCATCCCTCGCTTCGGCGAGCGCTTCAACGTGCGGCTCGACGAGTTGCTCGGCGTGCGCGACACCGGCGGCGTCAATTTGATGGCGATCGAAACCCTGCGCGATAAGAAGGCGCAGGCGGTCAAGAATCGCCTGGTCCACACCGACAACTACCAGAAGGTGAGGGCGTTGGACGGTCTCGTCGTGTCGCCCGTGTCCGGCACGGTGCTGACCAACTTCCACACGCTGTTCGCCACTGGCGGCCAGACGGTCATTCAGGTCGACATGACCTCCAATCCGAACTTCAATGCGCTGCTTGGCGTGTGGAAGCGCAAGATTGAGGACAAGTTCGGCGCCTACCAGACCACGATCACTGGCTACATTCTCGCCTGCGGTCGCTGGTTCTATCGCTGCCTGATGCAGCAAGCGCAGGTGATCGCGGCCTGGACCGACTACAGCGCCAAGACCGCGCAGCTTCGCTTCTTGCAAGCCGACCGTGACATTCCTGGCGGCTTCACGCTGGCGGACAACGTGCGCGTGGTCGACGCCGGCCAGTCGCGGCTGCCCGACGGCTCGAACGGCTTCATCGATGACTGGACGGCCTACCTGCTGCTCGACGCGCCGGGCTTCCTGCGCACCGTGTACGGCCCGTCGTCCTGGCTGCGGTTCCTCGGCCAGCCCGGCTCGGTCTACGCGCTTCCGTCGGTCCTGCCGGACGAGAGCGGCATCGCCCTCGACGTCGAGAGCTTCCCGATCAACTTCGCCGAGCGGCCCGACCTGATCCTCAAGATTCAGATGATCAAGGCGCAGGCCTACGGCCAGGCGGCGGGATACTTCGGCGCCGGCACCTGATCGACGCCAGAAGCGTGATTGAGATAACGCCGGGGGCGCGGGGCTTTGGCCTCCTGCCTCCGGCTTTTCTTTGAGGGACGGTCATGGCGCGCAAGGGACGTCTCACCAAGGGCGAGAGCCCGACCTGGTCGGCGATCGTCACGCTGCCGACGGCGCCCTATGCGGTGAGCGTCAAGCTGATCGATCTGCGGAGCGGCGTCGCGATCTCGTCGGGCGGCGTCGCGATCTCGATCGTCGCCAACAACGTCAACGCCACAGACGCCACCAAGACCGACTACGGACTGTTTCTCGCCATGACGGCGGCGGCGACAGCCGCGCTGCCGACGCGCGGCCAGACCGACGTCCTGTCGCTCGAAGGAACGATCTTTCTTTCCTATGGCGCGCCGGCGCAGGTCGTCGCCACGCGGCGTTTTCAAATCGAGGTGGTCGAGTGATCGAGATCGCCTTCACGCGCGTCGCGCCGCAGCCGGAGATCGTGTTTGGCGACGTCGCCGCCGAGCAGATCACGCTGACGCGCGTCGACGCCCAGCCAGGCATCGAGTTCGCGGATGGGAGTGATTCGTTCGTCGTCGAGTTGGCTGAGTATCTGGTCGGGCCTCCTGGCCGTGACGGCAATCCCGGCGCGCCCGGTACGACGACTTGGGAAGGCATCACCGACAAGCCAGCGATCCCCAGCAAGGTCTCGGAACTCGAAAACGATTCAGGATTCCTGACGCCGGCGTCGATTCCTCCCGATATAGCTACGACCGACGACGTCGCCGCCGAGGCGGCCGCGCGCGCCGCCGCCGACGCAGACACTTTCGCCAGCGCCAAGACTTACGCCGACGGCAAAGTCTCCGGGCTGGGAACGGCGTCGACCCATGCGGCAGAAGATTTCGATCCTGCCGGCGCCGCCGCGGCGGCTCGGGCGGCCGCCGAGGTCTACGCCGATGGCAAGGCTGCTGCGATCACGCCAGACAGCCTGTCCGTCTACACGCGCGACGAGGTCGACACCAAGGATGGCGTGATCGCCGCCGCGGCGTCGGCGGCGGCCGCGGCCGCCCAGTCCGCCGCCGAGACCTACGCCGACGGCAAGGACGCGACGAATCTCGCGGCGGCCAAGGCCTATACGGACGCCGCGGCGGGCGCGATCCCGAAGAATGTGACCGACGGCGGCGGCTACACGCGGGCGCTGGTCGACTCCAAGGATGCTGACACGCTCGGCTATGCCGAGGCCTACACCGACACCAAGATCGCCGCGCTGATCGGCTCCGCGCCGGGGACGCTCGACACGCTGGGCGAGATCGCCGCGGCGATCGCCGCTGACGAAACCGGCGCGTCGGCCATGGCGGCGCAAATCGCGCTCAAGGCCTCTGAGGCCGATTTGCTGACGCATGAGGCCGATCACAGCAATCCGCACGCGGTGACGGCCGACCAGGTCGGGGCTTACACCGAGGCGCAGACCGACGCCAAAGACGCGGCGACGCTCGCGGCGGCCAACGCCCATGCCGACGCCGAGGTCGGCGCGCTGGTCATCCCGCACGTCGCGGGCGACGTCGGCGCCTACACGCAGGCGCAGACCGACGCCAAAGACGCTGCGGCTCTGGCCTCCGCTGAGGCCTATGCGGCCGCCCAGGACGCCATCGAGCTTGCCGCCGCCAAGGCCTATGCGGCCGCCCAGGACGCGATCCAGCTTGCCGCTGCGAAGGCCTACGCCGATGCCCAGGACGTCATCCAGCTTGCCGCCGCCAAGGCTTTCGCCACGGCCGCTGACGCCGCCGTGCTGACGTCCGCCGAGGCCTACACGTATTCGCAGATTCAGATCGACGACAAGGTCACCGGCGTTCTGCCGCCGGCGGCGCCGGACGGCGCTGCGCTGACGGCGCACGGCGGCGCGTGGATCGCCAATGCTTTTTTTGGCCCGATTCAATCGTGGCCGGCGCTGGTTTGATGGAGTGATTCGATGGGCAATCCTTTGATCGCCGGCGATCTTGGAGCCGACTGGTTCAGAAAGTTTAACCTCAACGACGCGGCGCTGACGGCGGAGATCGCGCGCGCTGAGGCCGAGGAAAACTCGCTGCAAACGCAAATCGCCAATCTGCTGTCGGCCGTCTATCAGCCGCCGGTCGGCGCCTATTCTGCTCCGACCTCGAACACCCAGTTCACCTACAGCGCCAAGGCGAATCCGTGGACGACGGCGACGTTGCAGGGAAGGGCGCAGACGGCCAATCTTGCGAACGCCAATCTTGTCAACGGCTGCGCTGGGGCGTGGGGCGCTGGCGCAGCGTTTTCTGCGGTCGCCACTATCAGTGCTGGTAACAGCGGAGCGATTCAGTTTTCTCGCTGGACATTCGACGGATCAAACAATCCTTCGCTGGTCTCAACGATCTCTATTGTTTCCGGCCTGTCTTCGTACGCTGCTTACGCGATGATCTCTGGTATTACGTCAGCAGTAGTTGTTTCAGCGACGCAGGTGAGACTCGTATATAACAGCCCTACTGCATTTGCTGCCGTAATTGGAACCGTTACGTGGGACCCGATCGGTCTGACTCTGACCTGGACGGCAGCAGGCGCAATGGCAGAGCTTTACGTTGACACCAATGGCGGCGGCGGGTGGACGTACAGTGGGGGAAACATCGTCGGACAATTGGTCGGCACTGTCTCGACACTTGCGCTACTCGCGTGTATCGACAACGGAAGCGTAGCCAAGTTTTATCGGATGGCGGGACTTGCTGTTTTCGACCGAAATAATACGCTTCTGCGTAACACCGGCGGGATGGTGCAGGTCGGATCAACGCTATTCGCTGGAGACTTCCTCGGCGGCGGTTATGCGGTCACGGCGGAGGTAGACACTTGTCCGGCTGACACCACCGCTCGCATCACCGTCAGCCTGAATTTCGCCGACGACTACGGTTTCAAAACGCTGACTTATCTCCGCATCAACGCGAAGACCGTGGCGTCGAATCTGGCGTGCTGGGCGTTCTCGAACACACTGGCGTTTGTCACTTGGACCGATGCGTCCTCGCAGCGCTGGGCGGCGGCGATCACGATCAACACGGCAGCCGGAACGCTCGGTCTGGTCAACACCTACGACGTCGGCAATTTCAACAATCACGCGTTCACGCTTTCGCCAGTCCTCTACAACGCGCTCAACGCCTACGTTCCGCGGCGCGACACCGGCAATCAGGCGTCGAAATTCATGCGGGTCAACTACAATCCCGACGCCGCCGCGGGCTCGGAATTGACTAGCGTGACCGGCAACGACATCGCCTTCAACACGGGACCTGGCAGCACGACGGCGAACACGATTCTGTCGTGCTGGCAGCAGTCGCCGGACGTCGTTTGCGTGTTCGGATTCTACGCGACTGGCCCAGTTGCCTACCTCGAAACGTGGAACATGGCGTGAGGATTGATCAATGACCGCCCCCATTGCTCACGCCTTCGCCGCGCTGCTCGCCAATGCGCCGTCCTCGGAAGAGGTCACGATTCAGTATGGCGACGAGGACTCACGCAAGATTCGCATCAACGATTTTCGTCGCGAGAAGATCGTCGACGACGTTGGCCCGAATGCCTATGCGACAGACCACTTTATGGTCGTGTCGTCAGAGGTGTGGCAGACGATCAACCCAAAGTCGATTCTGACCAGCGGCGATGGGGCTCGTTGGGAGATGTACAACGCATGCGACGACGGCGGCGGAAATGTCAGAGTTCTCCTTCGCAAGGCCCCGTAACGACGCGTGGCATGCTCTGTCGGGGCAACTGCGCTAGCGCTTGAGCCTCAAGATTGAGGACGTGCGCGCTTTGTCGACTCCGACGTTTCACGATCGGTTGAACTTGGCCTTGAAAGCCGAGATCGAGCCTGTCGTGCCGCAGGCCAAGACGGTCGCCTACATCCTCGATCACGGCTTGAGGATTGAGGACTGTCCAGCCGTCATCATTTCGGTCGGCAATTTCACGCAGGCCGTCGCCGGCGGCGGGAATGTGCCGGGTCAGCGCGTGTTCCTTCGCACCTACGATCTCTCGATCGCGTGCGTCGACAACACCAAGACCGCGGGGTTCATCGCATCGGTCAATGCGCTTGCCGACGCCATCACGACGGCGCTGGCGAATTTCACCGCCATGACCGATCCCGACGTCGAGGACCTGCAACTGTATGGCGGACAATACGAAGACATTCCCTCCGAGGAGGGCGTCCTCGGTTCTTTGATCCTCGATTTCTCGGTGTCGATCCTCGTCTATGAGCAGGCGCCCAACGTCGAAATCCAGCCGCCGGAAGGCGGGCTTTTCTAGGAGCATCCGATGAGCACGATCTTCCAGGGCGTCAACCCCAGCAATTTTCGCCTGACTCGCGGCAGCGTCTTCGTTATGCCGCTCGATCCGGTGACGCTGGAGCCGGTCGCCAACTTTTCGTCCCTCGGCTCGGTGACCTGCGAGTTGGATCAAAAGGTCGAATACGTCGAGCTTCGCGACAACCAGGACGATCGTCGTCCGGTGGTCGACAAGCCCGCCGTCCAGGTCGATCTAAGCCTCAAGATCGGCGCCGGCCAGTTCACCCCGGCCCTGATTTCGCTCGCCCACATGTCGACGCCGAATGTCTTCCAGACGCAAACGGCGCAGGCCGCCGAGACGACGACTTTCAACGGCGTGACGGCCGGCGACGTGGTCTGCCTCAAGACTTCGGACACCAACGATTTCGCCTATGACGTCGTGATCACCGGCATCGTCGACAACGCTGTGGCGCCGAATACGTTGGTCAACGGAACGCACTACCGATACGACTCGCTGAGCGGCGTAATCCAGTTTCTCGGCCTGGTCGACCCGACCAAGAACAACCTCACCGTTTCTTGGAACGCCCCGGTGCTGGCGGCGGCCGACGGCAAGCAGAGCTTCGGCCTGTTCCAGAATTTGGAGCAGAAGGCGGCGATTCTGATTCGTCAGAACAACCGCATCGGCGCCAACCTCTTCTACACCTTCCCCAAGTGCCAGCTTCTCGCGCCGCCGAGCATGAAGCTGATCGACGATTCGAACAACGTCTCGATTGCCGAGATCGAGGCGACAGTGATGTGCGATTCGCGCCAGGCGCCGGGGATGGAATACGGCTGGGGCAACATCCTGCTGCCCAAGCACGTCTGAAAGGGCGGGGCCTAGCGCCCCGCTGTCACCATCTGCCACAAGCATAGGACGCAACCATGCTTTCGCTACAGGAGCTTACCGCTCTCACCACGTCTGCATTCAACGAGACCGTCGATACGCCAATCGGCGTCGACAAGGACGGCGCCCCAGTCACGGTGCCTCAGCGCGGCGTCACGGTGCGCGAATACGTCCGCTACATCGTCCAGCCCTTCAAGTCGGTTCGGTCGACGCTCGTCGAACCGTTCCGTGCGGTGTCGAAGGGCGGCGCCGACATGTCGGAAGCGGCGATCATGCAGTCGCTCGACATGGCCGGCCAGATCGATCTGACGATCGATGAGGGCGAGGCGGTCAACGTCCGTCTGATTGCGCTGTCGACGATGGAGCCCGGCAAATACCAGGACCTCAAGGCGCGCGAGATTTGGGCGGCTAGTCAGGGCGACGAGGCGTACAACGCGCTGCTCTCCGCCGCGTCAAAGCTGACGATGGGAGCCGATCCCTCGGTTTTTTTCGACGCCATCCTGAAATCGATTCTGCCGCAGACGGCAGTCGCGACGTAAGCGACGATCCTCTCTCGGAGTTCGTCGAGGACGAGGAATTGATCGGTCGGGACGCGCTGGTTGTGATGGTCAAACAGATAGCGCGACTGTCGGCGAAATACCCACAGGCCTACGACTGGACGATCGGCCAGGTGCGCTTCTACTCGCTGCTCGAAGATGAAAACGGCCGCATGGAGAAGCTGACGCAAGCGGAGGCAGTTCGGGCGGGCGGCGCCACGGTCGAGGACTGGAAGCGCTGGGTTAAGCAGACGGTGTGAGGCAATGGCGAATCGGCGCGAGGTCAGCGAGCAGCGCACGATCTGGACCGCCGAGGGCGTCGACACTGTCGTTGCCGGGGCCCAGCGAATCTCTGCGGCCTCAGCGGTGGCGTTCCAAAAGACGACCGAGGCGGCCGGCAAACAATCGGCGCTTCTCGCGGCGTCTCTAGCGAAATCCAACAAAGCAGCGTTCGAAGCGGCGTCCTCAGCGTCCAAGGCCGCCGTGTCGGGCAGCGGCGACCGTCTGTCTGCGGTGGCGGCTCAACGCCGCGCCGCGGCCATGGCGGTCGCCGCGCGCGCCGCATCCAAGGCTGTCGCCGATGCCGCCAATCGCACGATCGAGGCCTCGACCTCGGCGTCCCTGGCGCGCCAGAAGGTCAAGATCGAGGCCTTTAAGGCTTCCCTACGCAAGGAACTCGCTGACAAGACGACGACTCCCGAGGGCGCCGCACAGCGGCTGCGCTATGGCATCATTCAAGCGCGCGCCGAGGCCGCGGCCGAGATCGAGGCGGCGAAGAAAACTGTCGCTGGAAAGCTCGCCGCCGGCGCGCAGCATGACGCCTCGACGGTCGCCGCCGTCCGCAACGCCGCGGCGCAGAACGCCGCCGCCAAGGCCGCCGAAGCGGCGGCGAAGCGCCAGGCAGAGGTCCACAAGCAGGTCGCGCAATCCGCCGCCGCGATGTGGCAGGCGATGGAGAAATTTGAGCAGATCGCGGTCAAGGCCTTCAAGGCCGCTTATCGCGCGACGCGCACCTTCATTCGCGCCTTGTCGAGCATCGCGCGCGCCATCATTTCGCTGATCAAGCACCTCGACCGCATGGCGAAGGCGGCGCTGCACGCCGGCGAGAAGATGGCGTCAGCGATGCTTGGGCCGCCGTTGCACGCCGTGCATGCGCTCGATCACGCCCTTCTCGGAGTGATTCGTCGTCTGTCGCGTCTGGCGACGCATGAGGCGTGGCGCATCGCAAAATACGGCGTCGGCGCTTACGTCGCCGGCAGCAGCGCGCTGGCCTATGCGGCCAAGGACGCCGTGACGACGACGCAGCAGCGGGCGATCGACGTGCGCGATCAGGCATGGGACGCCCGTATGTCGCCGCAGGAATTGCAGGCGATCACCGGCGCCGCCAAGGCGTATGGCGCGCCGGTCGACGAGATTCTCAAGGCCTATAACGCCTTCCGCCAGTCCGTCTTCACGGCGCAGAGCGATCCGGAATCGCCTCAGGCGCAGATGCTGGCCCAGCTTGGGATCCAGACGACCTATAACGCCGGCATGTACAAGGTCGCCCGCAATCCGAGCGATCTGTTTACTCAGTTCGCCGGCCGCGAAAACAGCATGGGCTACTACGCCGCCATGCAGGCGAGCAACACGTTGCTTGGCGGCCCGGACGCCATGAAGAACCAGGGGTTCTTTGACTGGGTCGGCCAGCGCGGCCCGCTCGCCTATCGCGAGGGGTTGCAGCGCGAGCAGATGATGGGGACCTATCTGTCGCCGGCCGATATTGCGCGCGCGCGTGAGTGGCGGGCGACGATCGTCGACGTCAAGGATGCCTTCCTCGGCGTCAAAGAGGCGATTTCCAAGCAGGTCTACCCCACTTTCAAAGCGCTCGCCGACGTCGCCGTGTCGTTCCTGACGACCTATCGGACGCAGATCGCCGATTTTGTCGGCAACCGCGTCAAGGCTTTGGCCTACAATATCGCCCAGCTCGTCTGGATAATCCACAAGGAAGCTGAAGCCTATTCGAAGGTGACGGACAAGGTCGCCTCGAAGATGGGCGTCAACCTGCGGCCTGGCGCCGGCGGGACCGACGACACCGGCGCGCCACTGTCTGGCGACCAGTCGATTGAGACGTCGCAGCCGGTCATCTTGCGCGCCTACAATTGGTTCAACGCCAACATCCGCGGCAAGATGATGGCGACGCTGCATTCGATCGCGGCGGCGGCCAAGACGGCCTACGCGGCCGCCGCGCGCTTCCTGGCGGCGTTCGGCATCAATTCTCTCCAGACGGCGGTCGACAAGCTGGTCGCCGCCGGCCACGCGATGCATGTTTTCGGTCATGAGGCGATGCTGGCGCTAAAGGGCGACTACATGACGCTCGCCGCTGAGAACGCGCCGGTGTTCCAGCGCCTGGCGTCCTGGCGCAACGCGACGGTCGCCTATGTCAAACAGGCGATTATCGACGTCCGCAAGGTGCTGTCAGGCGACGCTCTGACCGACGACTCGACCTTCGTCGGCCGCATGGCGCAGCGCATCAAGGATTTCGTCCAGGCGCTGCCTGGCTGGATCGAGAAGATTAAAGCGACGCTCAAGGGCGCATGGGATTACGTCTCGAACCTTTGGCACAATTTCGAGGACGTGCTGCACGGCAAGAAATCGACAGACTTTCCTTGGATGAACAAGATCAAGGACTGGTTCGACCTGATCGCGAAGCGCGTCGAAACGGCCATGGGTTGGTTCGAGAAGCTGTTCGGCGCGATGGAGAAGCTGACGCAGTTCCTCGGCTTCGATCTTGGCAGCGCGCTGATGTTCATCGGCCTCTTGAATCTGACGAAGGTGTTGCAAGGCGTCGCATTGGTCGCCGGAACGGTGAAGACCACTTTGCAGGGCATTGCTGCGCTTGGCGGCGTCGGCGCGGTGTCAGGTGCTGCCGGCGCTGGTGCGGAGGCTGGGGCAGCGGGGATTGGGGCTGCTGGCGCCGCAGCCGGAGGAGCCGCCTTGTTGGGCCTCGGTGTGGCTGCGGCCGTTGGGGGAACGGCTGCCTATGTCGTCCATGCGGCTAAGCAAGACTATCAGGGTCGTGTCGACGCAGAGACCGAACGTGAGCAAGCAGCGGCCGGGAGGTCGCGTGCGTCGCAGACAGGATGGTTCGTCCACGATGTCATGGAAGCCGTCCAGCAAGCCAAGGCGGTCGCCAACGCATCGGGCGCGCGCACCCACGACGAGTATCTGCAAAACGTCGTTTCAGCGTTCTCTCAAACCAAAGGCGGTCAAGAGGCGATGAAGCTCCACATCTTCCTCAACGGCTATCAGATCGAGCAACTGACGGCCGGGCAGGCCAAGGATTTGTATCTGAATCCTGGCGGCCGGATCGTCCAGGACACCGGTTTCAGCTTCTGAGTGATTCGTAATGGCGAACCCCAACGACACCGGACTTGCTATGCTGACGATCCCCCTGGCGATGGGCGCTAGGCTTGGGATTCGTGAGTCGCGTTCGAACGTCAACGAGTGCGAGATTCTTCGCGATTGGAACGGCGGCCCGTTGGTCGTCGCCTCGCCATTTCCCAAGAAGGCGAAGATCAGCTTGGCGGCGTCCGGCCACGGCGTGCGGATCGAGCCGGCGTTCGATGGCGTCCAGATCGGCGACACGGTGACGCTCTACAGCCGCAAGACGAGCGTTGCCTTCATTGGCTCCGGTGGGAACACGGCAGTCTTGCACTGGCCGGTCGTACCAGGATCAAAGGTGGTGGCTACGACCGTCGCAGGCAACAAGCCGGTGTCGATCAACGTATTTGTCTCAAACGGCCAGACCATCGCGTATCTGAATCCCAATGCGACAGAGGACGTAGTCGTCTCCTACTTCCCGGTGATCGATTGCATCATCAAGTCATGGGGCGGCTCCGCCGCGACGTCAGACGGAAATGAAGACTGGTCAGCCGAGCTTGAGGAGGTCTGATCGTGACGACTCATGTCTATGGGATAGGAGGGGGCCGAACGTTCACGCGTATTGACGTGTGGACGCACTATTTCTCCTACCTGGAGACACTCGACGAGGTCTTGACCGACGCCCACCTTCGCAACGACGAGCAGGTCGTGTCCTGCACGATGCGCGCCGAGCGCGGCGGCGTGTGGACGGCGTCGCTGCGGATCAAGAATCCCGGACTGACGCTGTTCGCGCCTGGTCGGCAGATTTATTGCGCCATCATCGAGTCGCCCGATGGCACGATCGCCAACAGCCGAATTCTTGGCAAAGGACGAATCACTCCCGCCGTCAACGACATGACGGGGATGACGATCGATATCGAGGTCGTCTTCGCGCCGGCGAATCTGCGCGATCTGATCTGGCAGTTCTTGCTGTCGAGCAATCTGACGACCCTTCCGTGGTTCAATCCGGCCTACGACGATATCAGCTTCGACAAGCCCGAAGACGTCCTCAAGGCCTCTGGTCTGCTGCTGCACGTCGACCCGGTGACGCACGTCATCTCGACCACCGATTCCCTGATCGGAGACGAGACCAACCTCGACAACAAATACGATTGGAAGAGCCTCAAGATCGAGACGAGCGGCGTCCCGCCAGTCCACCGTGTCAAGCTGCGTCTGGCGGTCGAGTGGACGCAGCACGCCCAGGGCGCGATCAACATCGCCCAGGCGCTGACCGATCCGACGACTGGCTGCATGGTGACGACGCTGTCGGGCGCCGTGTCGGATTTCATGCCGAATTCTATGCCGGGTCAGTATGTGACCTTCGCAAACGGCACCGGGTGGACGCCAGACTATTCGCAGATCAGCGTTGATTACACTAAGTTTGGACCTTTCTATACGGGGAGAACTCGCCTCGTTCAGCAAACCCATTTCTACTGGGCTTCCGACGCCAGCCATCAGGTCGTCGGCGGCGTCGACATGCCGGTGCCCGGTTATAAATCCGAACTGGTCGAGCAAGAGATCGACGAGTGCTGCTCGCTTTGGGGCTACAGCTACAAGTGCACGTTCGCCTGGTTCCGCTACGAATACACGCAGCAGCGTCGCGAGTTCGTGACGATCCTTTACGAATATCCTCTTCAGCCGGTCATCGGCACGCTCACTGAGCTTGATCTCGGCACGGTCAGTGTCACCGATCTGCTGACCAACTACCAGCCTAACCCTGCGCCTCCGCCGGCGTCGGACGCCTTCGGGAATTACGTCGCGCCGTGGGATCCCTTCATCGCGGTCCAGCCGTTCGACCCGTCGGCGATCTACATGACGGGCAATTTGGTGACGTTCGGCGACAACCTCTACCGCTGCACCGCCGACAACGTGCAGGGCAACTTCTATCAGCCGATCGGCGAGGGTCTGGCGGCCTACACCGGCCATCCGAATTGGATTCTGGTCGACCGGATTTCCGCGCTGTCGTCGCCGATCGCGCCGGCGTTTGTCGGCTCGTCTGCCGGCGGCATGTGCATAGAGCACGGCATCCTGCGGTGCCGCAACGCCGCGCGCGCCCGCTCGGAATATTTCACCGTCGCATTCGAGACGGATTGGGATCACGGCGTCCCTATCACTCTGCTCAATTCGGTGCGCATCACGGCGCTGATCCGCACGACGGGCGTTGTCCAGCCGCTGCTCGGCAAGGTGCGCAAGATCGAGCGCGTGATCGATCCGATCAAGGGCAAACGCGTCAAGATCGAGATCGGCGTCTGTGTCGGCACCGGCTTCATGGGCTATCCGACGCCGGCGTTGATGGGCGATGCGTCGCCTGATTTTGCTGCATGGTTCAACGGCCAGACGACCGAGCTTTACGGAACCTTCAACTACTTCAACGGAGGTTGGCAGGGCTTGTTCCCAGGCCTGGCGGGCTTCACCGGCTACTATCCAGACTCGTCGATTCTTGGGTCGTTCGCGAACAATGACTACCTATGGACGGCCGCCAGCGACCCGGTGATCATTCCGGTTGACGCCTCTCAGCTTTCGAATCCAGGCTACGCAGTGTGGAAGGTCGACCGCTACGGCACGGCGGCCGAGCAGTGCGCCGCGGCCACGTCTTACGCCATGTCCGGCATCGATCCGCGCGACGCGATCCGAGATAACCCGACGCATCTGGAGGTTTACATGCGCCCGCTGGTGAGCGAGGGCGTCATCCAGCGCAACGTCGACGTCGCCGCCGCCGCGACGGCGTCGGTGCGCGGCATTGATCTCTCGACGCCCGGAGGCGAGCCATGAGCAACCAACGCGCGCTGCTCAACACGATCATTGATGAGCGTCGGCGCGATCTGCGTCTGACCGGTCGGCGCCCTGTGACGGCTCCGCCGCAGCAACTGATCCCCTATCAGCGCCCGCCGTTCGCGCCGGGTCCCCGCGTCGATTTCGCTGAGGTGTTTTTGGCCTATCCGGCGTGGTTTCAGCAGCCGAGGTTGTCGAATGAAGAATACTACGTCCAGGCCGACAGCAACCCTAAGGTCGGCCGCGATTGGGCCTATTCCGAGCAAGCCCATGGCAATAATTACGCCCCGTTCCTCACCGGCATCGGCGACCCGGCGCCGGAGCCGATCAGCACCGAGGCATCCCAGCCGCAGATGAATTACGTGGCGACTGCCAACTCTGCGTTGACGATGGACCCTGCTTCCTACGGCGGCTTGAGTGACCCGACGCTCTACGCCCAGCCGACTTTGCCTTGAGGTGACCCCATGACCGCTGATCAAGTCATTGCCCAACTGACGACCCTCCAGGCGACTGTGGAGGCGCTGCAAGCTGGCGCGGCGTCGCCGGCGCTCGGCTTCGCCAAATCGACCGACGGAAAGAGCCTGCTGGTGCAGCAGGGCGGCGTGACGGTGCAGACCATCACGCTGCCGACGTGGTTCAATTGGCGCAACACGTGGATCACCGCGACGGCCTTCGCGCCTGGCGATGCATTCTATTCGAATGGGTCATCCTATTACACGCTGCTCCAGCACAACTCGACGACGATCGCCGCCGACCTGGCCGCCGGCAAGATCACGCCGATCGCACTCAAGGGCGCGCCGGGATTCAATTTCACCGGCACCTTCAACGTCACACGGCAATATTATATCGGCGATGCCGTGCAGTTGCTCGACGGCACGCTGAACGTCTACGTCGCCGTCTACCCGCCGCCGGTCGGCACGGCGCCGGCCGCTGGATCGGCATATTGGGGCCTCGCGATTGCCGCGCTGCCGCTGTCGTCGCACTGGATCAAGGACACCGGGCGCAACGATTATCTCGACTCGATCATCGCCGATATCTACGCGCAGCTTGCGTCAATGAACGGCATCATCAACTCGATCAACAACAAATTGCATACGGCCGGAATCACCGGATTCTGATGGCCTTGACGTTTGCGCGACGCCGACCGAGCCCCTTTGACATGACGTCGAAGGGGACCAACACACACAACTATTTCCAGCCTCGCTCGCTGGCCGGCGCCAGGCCGGAGTTGGTGCGTCTGATCCTCAAGGCGATCGGCGACCTGCCCGCATGGCAGATCGAGAAGCGCATGCGCGTGCGCTTTACGCGGCGTGACCTTTACGAACTGCGCGAAGGCGCCGAAGACGGCCGATTCTCTTTTTCCAGGCTGGTCGTCATGGCGGAGAAGCTTGGCGTCAAGATCGATATCACCGCTTCTTTAGGACCCACGCCGGTCGAGAATCGTCCGCACGTCGACCGGCACGAACTCGGTCGCAAGGTCGCCTGACGACGCCGCCTGGATGAGCCGCGACCCCTTCTTGATCTCGCCGCGCGCCACTGCGCCGACCATCGTCGTCTCGCGGGCCGCGCATTCGCGGCTGCGGCGCTGCTCCAGCGTGCCGACGACCGCCTCGAATTTCACGTCTTGCGGGAACGGCTTCGCGGCTGTTCTGGAGCCGCAGACCTCGATAACCTTGACGCCGGCGTCTAGGTCGACGCGGCGCTTGTAGCCGTGATTGGCGTTGATGATCCATGCCGCCGGGTCGTCGACGAAGGCTGGCACATACGATTCTTTGTGGACCGTGACGCCGAGTGATTCGTCGATCAATTCGTAGACGTATTTGGCGAATCCCTTGCCGACGCGCGACTTGAGGCCGTCCTTGGTCATCGGTGTCAGCACCCGGTCGACGATTTCGAGCGAGCCAGCGCCGAGGTCTGGCGCGACGGCGGCGGTGGTGCGCGGGTCGGCGATGCGGGCTCTCCGGATCGCTTCGAAGGCCTCGGAATCCTTGGCGATATCGTCAATGTGGACGAGGTCGTCGACGATGCAATCCTCGGGGATCGAGGTGCCGAGCATGACAGCCAGCGGCGCTTCGCCTTCGCGGAAGACGGTGCGTAGGCGGCCGAAGAACTGGTCGATCTCTTCTTCGCGGTATTGCCGCTGGACAATGCTCGCCCAATGCCCCTGGTGTTTGGGGACAAGAATCACCTCGTCGACGCCGTCGCGCTTCTTGACGACGAGCGGCGCCATCAGCGGCCGAAGTTCCTTGCCGTCGTCGTCGAGCCCGTTGCCGTTGCGATCAATAGGTTCTTCGGGCTCCAGGTCGTCGTAAGTCAGCGCGCCGACGATGCCGTCGATAAACTGGATCGGCATGTCCATGCGGCCGACGCAGAGCGCGTAGGAGTGCAGCTTGGCGTCGTCGCGGCCGCGCAGGTCGCCGAAATGCATGTCGTCGACGTTATCAGTGTGGGCGTAGATCGAGTTCATTTCCGCCCGGATCGGCTTGGCGAACGCCTCGATGCCGCGACCGAAACCGAACATCAGACCCATCTTCGACCGCACCTGATTGACCTTGTTTTGCCGTATCGCGGCATAGAGGCCGCCGCGCGAGCCTCCTTTGTGCGCCGCCGGCGACAGCGACTGATTCGAGTAGGTGGAATCGATGACGGCAATCGTCCGCTGGTGCATCGCGCCTTTGACGCGGACGGTCTCGACCTTGCGGCCTTCCCACAGCTTGGCGATGATTTCTTCATGTCCGGAGGCGTCGAGCATCAGCGTCGGCAGCTTGCCGAAATTGTTCTCTTGGCGCCACGACAGACGCAGCGACGGATCGCCGCCGGGCCCGTTGACCCATTGTAGCCGCTTGTCGCTTTTGCCCCTGGCGCGTGGCGTGTAGCTGCCAAGAAGACCGGTTTCCTCGGCCAGGCGCAGGTGCGGCCGGTCGAACTCGACGGCCAGCATGCGCTCTTGCAGGATTTTCCATGCCCGCCACTCTGCGGCGATCTTTGATCCCTGCGGCTGTTCGACGAGCTTTTTCGCGCCCATCAGCGTCATCCCAGGCGTCACCTTGCGATGGGCGTCCATGGCGTTCGAGCAGACCTGGATCGCGTCGGCGACAAGTTGCTTGCCGGTGATCGTCTCCTTGCCGCTGCCGAGAACGGTGTCGAGCAGCGCGACGGCGGGGTCGCCTTTGACGGCGGCGGCGCGCAGGACGACTTTGCATGCGTCGTCGTGGCCTCGCAGGATGTGCTCAGGCTGGATGCCGACCGCCTTCTGATGCTTCAAAGTGCGCGGTAGCGGGCGTGGAAGCTTGAATGTGTCGATCGGAATCGTCGTCGAGGCGACGAGTCCGGTCCATGCGCGCTCGTCGATCACGACGGCCGCGACCTCTTTAAGCTGCGCCGGGATTTTGGTGTCGAGGAACGCCGTCGGGCACAGCACCAGGTCGACATGTTCGATCTGCCGCTTCTGCATCTGATAGGGGCAGGTCTCATAGTGCGAGCAGTAGGTCGTCTCGCCGTCCTGGCCCTCGGATTCGCAGAGAGTCGACGTGCTGTAGCCGGCGCCTTGGAGGGTCGTGATGATCTCCTGGCCGAGGGCGCATTTCCGCGCCTTGCCTTCCATGGTCATCACCCGCAGACCGGCTTGGCGAATTTGAACCGCCTCGCCCTCAAGGTCGTCGTCGCCGACGCCGGCGTAGCCCTTGACGGTGGTGATGTTCTTATAGGACGGCATCATCATCAGGATTGGCTTGCCGAGCCGGCCCTTTTCGGCGATCTGGTCGCGCAGCATCCTGACGAAAGCCGAGGTCTTTCCGGCGCCGGCCGGCGCGATCATCAGGCGCACCGTGTCTAGCGCCGCCTTGGCTTCGTCGTCCTCGTCGCGCACCGCCTTCCAGAGAAGATCGAGCCACGTCTGAATGCCGTCGACGACCTCGTCGCGAACGCGCGACGTCTCCGGGGCGCGGTCCTTCAATAGGGCGCGCTCGGCGCGCTTCTGCTCCGCCCCCTCAGTGATTCGTTCGACGACTTTGATCGGCGTCCGCTGGGCGACCGGGACCAGCAGCGCGGCGATATCCTCGTCGTCCGACGCCGTCGACACGGCGCTGACCGGCGTCGAGATCGTGCCGTCGTCGCCGCGATAGACGATGCGGGTCTTGAACTCGCCGCTGGCGACGCGGGCCATGGTGCGGCGCAGCTTCTCGGCGATCTGTCCGCGCAGCCGGTTATCCCAGCCGTCGAGCGATAGGTGCTCGATCGCCTCGGCCTCAATGGCTGCGGCGAGTGATTCGTATGACGCGTTCGGGTTGAACGCCGCCCAGTCTCCTACGCGGCGATTGATCCAGCCCTCACGGCCGTCGACCACCTTGCCTCCGACGATGCGGACGCCGCTGACAGCGTTGACGCCGGCCGGCTTGATCAGGTCGCCGACGACAATTGCGCGGTCGAGCGGCTGACCGGGTCCCGACGATGCCCGTGGCGGGGTCGCAATGCGATAGCGGGCGTCTTCATTCAGCGCGACGACGAAGGCGTCCAGCTTCGCATCGTCGACGATCTGGGCGTCGGTGATCGGATGCGTCGCCGGCTCATGCCTCCGCAGCCATGTGAACGTGCCGCCGGTGCGGTGGTGATAGCCGTAGGCGGTAAATGACGATCCTTCACCGAGGATTTCGATGCCGCCGAGCCGCGCGTCGGCGAATTTCATCGGGCGCTTGGGCGTTGCACCGTCGAAGCGATAGAGCAACAACACTTTCGGCGCCTGGCCGACGCGGACAAATGGCGTGTCGCCAAGGACGCGGCGGGCGATCTGCTCGATATCCCAGGACGCCCGCGCGTCGACGACGTCGATATCGAGGGCGACGAAGCCGCGGCAGATGATGGCGACGTTGTGGGTCGGGCACTCGGCGCGCCAGGAGTCGACCTCGGCCTTTGTCGGCTGGCGGCGCTTGAGGTCGGACCACTTCAACATCGCCCGGTCGACGACGCCCGGCTGGCGCGCCGAGGTCATCTGCTGCGGGTAAAAGCTCCAGCCCTGGCGCAACAGCATCGGCGCCATTTGGGAGAAATAGGGTAGGGCGGCGTCTTTGCGCGAGTCTTTCTCGGACGCGCCATGCATCAATGTAGCGGCAGCGAACGCAGCGCGCAGTGCAGCGTCGATATCCTTGGGAGGATCGACACGCGACTCAGCGCGAAATGGCTCCGCAAGATTCACGGTATGCTATCCGAGTGCCATGGTTACGACTGCGTAGATTGCGCTGCGAGCAAGATATCGTCTGCCGTTTCTTCAAGCATGATGGCATCCGATCTGGCGGTTTCCGCCTTGTGACAAGGATGGCGCCGACAATGGCACAGCGCAACGGCGCGCTGCATGCCACGCCGCAAATACAAAAAATCGGCAACGCGCTCGTCAACGATTTTTGCATTTGTCGATTTTGACGCTCTCGCCAATTGACGTTTGCGCGAAATCGACTCAGCCCCGAAACCATGACGAATTTAGCGCTCGATCTGGCGCGCGTCAGCGGGGCCGCCTGGGAAGTCGACGGCGTCTACGTGACGATGTGCTTCACGCTCGGCAAGAGAGGCGATGTCGACGGTCACGTCGTCTGCCTTTACGGGATTCTGCGCTCTTTGGTTGCCTCGGTTCGGCCGGAGAAGATCGTCTGCGAAAACGACATTGGTCGCGGCTCCGGCTCAAGGACCTTGCAGGCTTATCATACGGTCGCTCGACTGGTCGCGGCGGAGTTCGGGATTCCATTCGAGTACGGCCTAAACTCGTCAAGCGCGCGGCGTCACGCGTTCGGTACGTCCATAGCTGACAAGGAACTGGCAGCACGTCACGCGCGCTTGATCTTTCCGATTCCTCGGTCGGCTACGGCTGACGAGATCGACGCCATCATCCTTCTTGAAGCGGTCAAGGCGCTCGACAAAGAGCGAGCCTTCGCCGCCATGACCAAGAAACAACGCAAACGGAGGGCAGCGTGACCTACGCTATCGCCCCATCGATCATCGATTCCGCCAAGAAAATCGCCGTCCGCGAGGGTATGGAGACGGCTGCCATCCTCGCCGTCATCAGCACGGAGACGGGCGGTCAGCCGTTCGAAGCCGACGGACGCACGCCGATCGTGCTGTGCGAGCCCGCCGTCTTCTACCACCAGCTTCCTGCCGCTTCGCGCGCCGAGGCGGTCAAAGAAGGTTTGGCCTATCCGACGTGGGATCCACACGGCTACCGCGACCAGGGCACCAGCGCCGGCCGCGAGGCGCGGTTCGCGCGGATGAAGGCTTTCGACGAGGCTGCCGCCTACCGCAGCGTCAGCATGGGACTCATGCAAATCATGGGTTTCAACGCAGACGAAGCCGACTGCGGCGACGCCAAATCGATGTACGAAGCGATGGTCGGCAGCGTCGACGTGATGATCGACTGCGGCGTCCGCTTCCTCAAGCACACCGGAATCTCGAATGCGCTGGCCGCCCAGGATTGGGCTGACGCCGCGCGCCTCTACAACGGCGCCGGCTACAAGCGCAACGCCTACGACGTCAAGTTGGCCGAGGCCTACGCGCACTGGCACACCGCGCTCAATTCCGGCCAGATCGTGCCGTCGACCAATCCCAAGGTGCTGTCGCTCGGCAACCAGGGTCCGGCGGTCGCCGATCTGCAAAAGAGCCTGTCCGACAAGGGCTACGCAATCCACCAGGACGCCTATTACGGCCCGGAGACGCAGGGCGTCGTTGCCGCATTTCAAGTTCACCACGGAATCCCGGCCGACGGCATCGCCGGCGAGAACACGGTGGCCGCCATCGCCGCCGCGGCTCCGCAGCCGGCCGGCGCGCCCGATCCCGAGGTCGTCCAGGCTGCCGTCAAGTCGACGGCCGTCGTTCAGCACGGCTGGTACGCCAAGCGCGCCCTTGAGGCGTCCGGCGTCGGCCTCCTGTCGGGCAACGTCGACCTCAGCGGCGTCAACTCGGCGCTCGACAAGTTCGACCAGGCCAAGTCGACCTGGGAGCGCGTCAGCGACGTGTTCGGCGACGTGTCCACGGCGGCTGCCAATTGGCTGCCCCACGCGCTGTCGACGCCGCATGTCGCTATGGGCGTCGTCGCGATCGCGGCCGGCTGGTTCTTCGTCCATTCGATGCAGGCGGCTCACAAGGCCTCCGAAGAGGGAGCAGTCGCATGAGCGCGTTCGACGAGATCGTTGCAGGTTCCACGAATATGTCCGCGAAGGCTGACCATGTGGTCTCGGCCGCCGCAGCCAAAGTCGAGACGGCTGCGGCGGCGGAAGCGCCCAAGGCGGCCGGCTGGCTCAAGCGCATCGCCGGCGGAATCTGGAAGGTCGTTAAGGCGATCTTCAAGCGCTTGCCTGGCGCCGCCAAGGTCGCGTCGGTCGCCGGACTGACGCTCAACTTCATTCCCGGCGTCGGCTGGATCAAGATGGCCTGGGACTTCGTCAAGTCGCCGGCGTTCAAGCTGCTGCTCGCCGTAGGGCTCGCCATCGGCTGCGC